AGAGATAACCTATACAGGCATAAGTACAAATACATTAACAGGCTGTACTCGTGGGGCAAGCTCTACTACAGCTACAACGCACAGCAGTGGTGTTGTTGTTACGCAGTTTGATGGTGGTGGTGTCCCAACTCACATAATAAGAACAGCAGATAATAACTACTTGCTTTATCCCTTTCCAAATAAAAAGTATTCTATAAAGTTTGACTACTACACAATTCCTACTACGCTTTCTGCACATGGGGATACTACAAGTATACCGTCACAGTATGACGCAATTATAGAAGATGGGGCTACGGCTTTTGTGTATCAGTACAGAGGAGAAACAGGACAGTATCAACTTAACTTTGCACGATTTGAGCAAGGTATTAAAAATATACAAACACTGCAAGTAAATAAGTTTGAGTATGTGCGTTCAACATATATACCTAGAAACAATTCATCACATTCTACTTCTGTATTAAGAGCATTATAATATGCCTGATTTATCACAAACAGCACCTGCCACATTTCCATTGATGGGTGGGTTGGTTTTAAACAAGTCTACGTTTGCGATGCAACCCGGAGAAGCACTTGAGCTTGTAAACTTTGAGCCAGACATCAACGGTGGATACAGACGTATAAATGGGTTTGCTAAGTATAATACTAATGTAGTACCACAGACAAGTGCATCAACAGAAGAAGTATTACTGTCTTGCATATTCAACGATAAGATACTTGCAGCACGAGGAGAAAAGATATTTACAGCTTCAGCAGGAAGTGGGTCTTGGACAGAAAGAGACACAGGAAGAACTAGTGCAGGTGTATACACCTTTGAACGGTTTAACTTTGATGGTAACGACAAACTTATAGTTGCAGATGGAAACAATTCACCTACAGTATTTAACACATCATTTGCAGCCACAGATGTTACATCAGCAGGTGGTGGAGAAGTTAGCACTGCTGTAACAGGAGCAAAGTTTGTAGCGGTATTTAAAGACCATATGTTCTACGCAGGTATGGCTAGTAATAAACAAGAAGTTGTATTTAGTGTACCGTTTGATGAAGACAACTTTGCAACAGCTAGTGGAGCAGGTAGCTTTAAGGTAGATGATACAATAACAGGTCTTAAAGTTTTTCGTGACGATTTGTTTGTATTTTGCCAAGACAGAATATTTAAACTGTCAGGAACATCGTTAAGTAACTTTGCTGTAGTGCCTGTCACTAGAAACATCGGATGTGTAAATGGACAGACAATACAGGAATTTGCAGGTGACTTAATATTCCTAGCACCAGACGGACTAAGAACCGTTGCAGGTACAGCAAGAATTGGTGACGTTGAACTTGGTACTATAAGCACTCCTGTGCAGTCTGTGTTTAACGACAACATCGCAAACGCTAGTGGATTTAGGTCAGTAGTAATACCCAACAAAACACAATACAGAGTGTTCTTTACAAAGTCAGGAACAGCACAGGCAATTACAGAAGGTGTAACAACATCGCTAAGAGGACAAACATTTGAGTTTGCACAGCTAAAAGGAATAAGACCTACTTCTACAGATACTGTAACTACCGCATCAGATACAATAGTTATACACGGAGGTGAAGGTGGCTACGTATATAGACAAGAATCTGGTAATGATTTTGATGGTTCAGCTATAGGTGGTAAGTATAGAAGTCCAGATTTAAGTTTTGGTGATGCAGGAGTACGAAAACATATGCATCGTGTTCTTGTAAGTTACAAACCAGAATCTTCAATCAGTGCAGATATGTTTTTACGCTACGATTATGAAGACCCTAGTAGCCCTAGACCTGCAGCGTACTCCTTATCAGCAAGTGATATTGTGGCTGTATATGGTTCAGGAGTATATGGAACGGCAACGTATGGTGGTCAAACAGAGCCACTACTAAGACAATCCGTAGAGGGTTCAGGATTTACCGTGGCACTAAGAGTTGACGACAACGGAACAACAGCCCCTTACGCACTTAGGGGATTTCAGATGGAATATCAAACAGGAGCTAGAAGATAAATGGGAGCAACGTATACACGACAGTCTACATATAGTGACGGTGATGTTATCACGGCTGCCCACACTAATGACGAATTTAATCAGTTATTAGCAGCCTTTCAAGCATCAACAGGACACACACACGATGGTACTGCTAATGAAGGTGGAGCTATAACTAAGCTATTAGGTAATACACTTACCTTTGGTGCAGGAACAGCAGGAACAGATATAACAGTAACCTTTGATGGTGAGTCAAATGATGGTGTACTCAAGTGGATGGAAGACGAAGACTACTTTGAGTTCTCTGATGACATACTTGTAGCATCCACAGAAAAGCTACAGTTCCGTGATACAGCCCTATACATTAACTCTAGCACAGACGGACAGCTAGACATTGTAGCTGACACAGAAGTACAGATAGCTGCAACAACTATTGACATCAATGGTAATGCTGACATCTCAGGTAACTTAGGCATAGGTGGCAACCTTACTGTTACAGGTACAACTACATTCAATGGTGGAACACTTACACTAGGGGATGCCAACACAGACAACATTGTGTTTGGTGGTGAGGTAGACTCTGACATTATACCTGACGATGATGACACACATGACCTTGGCTCTTCAGGCAAGCAGTGGAAAGACATATACATTGATGGCACTGCCTACCTAGACGCTATTGACTTTAACGGTACAGCCATATCAGCTACAGCTGCTGAACTAAACATCATGGACGGTGTGACAGCTACTACTGCTGAACTTAACATAATGGACGGTGACACCTCTGCTACATCCACTACAGTTGCAGATGCAGATAGGGTTGTTCTCAATGACGCAGGAACAATGAAGCAGGTTGCTGTAACAGACCTCGCTGCATACTTTGACGATGAAATAACAGCTATGCCAAACCTTGTTACAACTGCAGCTACAACAGTAGGTGCATTGAACAGTGGGTCTATAACAAGTGGCTTTGGCACAATAGACACAGGCTCTTCTGCAATAACAACCACAGGGCTTATCACAGGTGGCTCACTTGATATTGATGACGTTGTAATAAATGGAACAACTATAGGTCATACAGATGATACAGACCTAATTACGTTAGCAGACGGTGTTGTAACAATAGCAGGTGACTTAACAATTAGTGGTGATGACCTCACTATGGGTACAAACACCAGTGGTCACATCATGGTTGCTGACGGAACTAATTTCAACCCTGTGGCTGTATCAGGTGACGTAACTATAGCATCAAACGGTGCAGTGACAATAGCTAACGGTGCTGTTGAAACTGCGATGGTAAACGCAAATATTATTACAGGACAGACTGCTGAGACATCTCTTGATACATCTAATGACGTTATACTTATACATGATGCGTCTGCTAGTGCATTAAGAAAGACTACACTCGCATCCATATCTTCTGCTCTTGGTGGTATCACAGATGTTGTAGCAGATACATCTCCACAATTAGGTGGCAACCTCGACACCAATAGTCACAATATACTTATAGATGACGCACACTTTATTGCAGATGAGAACGGTAATGAGCAGATAATCTTTCAGACCACAGCATCTGCTGTCAATCAACTTGACGTAACAAATGCTGCCACAGGCAATGCACCTGAAATATCTGCAACAGGTGGTGACACAAATATAAGCTTAAAGCTAACACCAAAAGGTTCAGGACAGGTTTTACTAGACGGTAATGTCGGTGTTGAATCTGGTACGATTGACCTAAAGAACTCAGGCTCACGTTCTAAGATTAACTTCTACTGTGAATCAGGTAATGCTCACGCACAAGCACTACAGGCTGCACCACACTCAGAGAGTGCATCTAACACACTAACACTACCAAGTACAGGTGGTGACGTTGACCTAGTATCAACAGCATCTACTGCTACACTAACAAACAAGACACTCACCTCACCAAAGATAAATGAGGACGTAGCACTGACAGCCACAGCAACAGAGTTAAACTTACTAGACGGTGTATCAGGACTAGCACAGGCAGACTTTACAAAATTAGCTGCCGTAGACGCAACTGCTGCAGAATTAAACTTGACAGATGGCTCATCTGCTGGTACAATAGTAAACAGTAAAGCTGTAATATACGGTAGTTCAGGTGAAGTAAATGCTACTACATTACAGATAGCAGGTACTTCTATTACAGCAAGTGCTGCAGATATTAATCTTATAGATGGTATTACAAACGGAACAGTAATAGCTAGTAAAGCTATCATAACAGACTCAAATAAAGACATCAGTGGTGGTAGAAATATTACT